ATGCTTTATACGAAACTATGCAAAAAAAAGAAATAAAGGCAATATTAGCAACTGCACGAGGTGAAGATATTACAGCAATTAATCAAGACATATCGGTTGCTGCTCAAGAAAAAGCTAGAAGAGATGCACAAGATATTTTTAGAGATATAATTAATGCGTACAAAAAGAAAGGACGAATAGATTGGTTGAAAAAACCAGAGAATCGTGATTTAGTAAAGGAATACGATGCTAACGTAAATGCTATCAACCAAACTAAAAACACCTCCATCTTAGAAAATTATCTTCAGTCAATCTCTAACTAATCATGGCTACTAACACCGTTGCTACAAAGCAAACTCATACCGCAGCTAATAATGCCAGTGGTAATACTTCTGGTCCTTATACAATATCTTTTGATTACTTATTAGAAAGTGATGTAGAAGTTAGAGTTAATAGCATATTAAAAACACAAACCACACACTATACATTTCCTAGTAAAACTTCTATTCAGTTTACTTCTGGTAACTTTCCAACATTAGGAGCCACGATAGAAATAAAAAGAAATACTGATATAACAGTACCTAAAGTAGATTTCCAGGATGGTTCTGTTCTTACAGAAACCGATTTAGATAACAACAGCAAACACATATTGTTTGGTATGCAAGAAACAAAAGAAGATACAGAAAGTCTTGTAAGTACTTTTGTTAGTTCTAGTGCTCCTACAGGTATCTCTAATGGTGCTAGATGGTATGACTCAGTATCAGGTCGTACTTTTGTTTATTATGTTGATACAGATACAGCACAGTGGGTAGAGGCAAACCCTTCTTTTGATGCAAATATAGAATTACTAAATTTAAAAAATGCCAATATTGCTAGTGATGCTGCTATAGCTCAATCTAAAATTGCTACTGGTACACTACCCAGTGGAATACAAGTTAACTCAGCAAATATAATAAATGATTCTATTGTTGATGCTGATGTAAATTCAAGTGCAGCTATTGTTGCAACTAAACTATCATTTACACAAACAGGGACAGGGGCAAGTGCAAGGACTATAGCTAGTAAATTTCAAGACTCAATATCGGTAAAAGACTTTGGTGCAGTAGGTGATGGAAGTACAAATGATACTGCGGCAATTCAAGCGGCTTTAACTGCTGCGGCTGGTATTAGTAATGTGTTTTTACCGGCTGGTACATATATTGTTCACGATACAATTCTTATTCCTAGCAATACATATTTTTTTGGTGTTGGAGAGAATAGCGTTATAAAAATGGAGGATGATATAGATGTTGTAAGAAGTCTTATTCTTACAGGACAAAGAGATCAGAAAAAGAAAAATATAGTAATAGAACATATGGTTTTAGATTTCAATACAAGGCGTTTTACTAATACTGATGGCACTACAAGAATCGGTTCTAGTGCTAGTAATCAAAACGATACTGAAGCAAAACCAACTGATTCTCGTATAAATGATGGTACTGTTATTGGTAGTCCAGCATCAACTATTACTGTTAATACAGATTTGGGTGGAGATAATTTTCAAGATATAAATAGCAGTACTTTATGTATTTGTTTTAGTGAAAATGTTTTGGTTAATAATGTAAAAGCTCTTAATGCTTATAAACATTGTATAGATGTAACTGCACCAAAATATAGAAGAAGTGTTGATGGAGATGCTACGAAAACAACCCCTGCTATTTACGACACGGTAGCTCGTAACGCAACTGTTGCTGGAACAAGTAAAACAATTACCGTCAGTTTAACTGGACATGGCTTTAGTATTGACGATCAAATTTATTTAAGAATAACTGGTAGTACTGCACATGATGGTTTATATGATGTAGCTACAGTAGCAGATGCTAATACCTTTACAGTTACTACGGATTCAACTGTCAGTATTACTGCTAGTACAGCTTGTGTTGTCATACAAGATCAAGGTTCTAAGAATGTAATCATACAAAATTGTTACGCTGAAGGTGCTGGTGATGACAATATTACTACACATTTTTCAACCGATATATTAATAACAGGATGTGAGTCTAGAAATCCTAGTGGAGTTTTAATATCAACTAATAGTAACTGTTATGAAATAGATGATGGAAGTCGTAATGTAACAATTACAAATTGTGTTGCTGTTGGAGGTTGCAAAGGATTACAAATTAAAGGGCATGATTATGCTCCAGCACCTTATAACATAACAATAGATGGACTTCGTATAACAAACTGTGCCGAAGGTATGGATATAAAACATACAGGTAGAGGTACTCTTACTTTTAGTAATACAAGTTTAGGTGGTGATACAATTACAAATCCAGACCATCAAATCAGAAATGGCAGTATTGCATACTCAGGTGGTAGCCCTACTGCTAAAAACATATCAATATCAAATGTAAAAATTATTGCACCAAGAGGAGTTTTAACTGGATATGATAAAACTTTAGTAAAAGTAGACAAAGCAATTCAATTATATGCTTATGAAAATGTAGTGTTTACTAATATTATAATTCAAGATGGTTCTTTTGATTTAGCAGGTGACTTTAAACCAGCAATGGCTGGAAGTGATAGTACAACTACAGAATCAGCATCAGATGTAGGTGAGTTAATTCATGTATATTACAATGCTAAAAACATAAGTTTTAAAAATTTAGCTTTTATGGGTTTTAAAAATGTAGAGTTTGGATTACGTGTTACTGCTTCGTTTGGAGATCATATTGCAATAGATGGATTTATTTCTCAAAATGGTCCAAAAACTGCTGTAGAAATTACAGGTGCTTCAGCAAGCCCAGAAGCAACAGGTCAAATAGATAATTATTTTATTGTAGGAGATCATAGTTCTACTTCTGGAAGTAAAGGAATACGAAACACATTAGATAATTTTTATATTGAAGGAAATGGAGGAAGAGTTACAGGGTATGCAACAAACATAGATTCAGCTACATAAGATCTAATGATTATTTGATTTGCCACTATTATGAATACATATTAAAGTAAAGTTATGGTTTTAAATTTTCCCGCATCTCCATCTACAGGCGATGTTCATAACGCATCTAATGGTCTTGCTTATGCTTTTGACGGTGTAAAATGGACATCTCAAGGATTATATAGTACAGGTACAGTTAATGTTTTTAAACTTGATTCAATAGCAAGTAGTTTTAATGGATCACTACAAACGTTTGATTTAAAGGTAAATAATGTAACAGTCAAACCAGTTAATGATCAAGCAGTTTTAATTAGTGTAAATAACGTAGTACTTGAACCAACTGTTGCTTATTCAATAAATACTAATACAGGACAAATTACGTTTACTACAGCACCTACAGGTGGTCATGCTTTCTTTGGTATTCTTTATAGTCGTATTCCTGTAATTGATTCTGTTACAAATCCTATTCAATTATCAAATGGAGATAAAGGAGATATAACAGTAACTAATGCTGGTGCAGTAAATGAAGCTTTTACGATTGATGCTGGTGTTATATCTACTGCCAAGATAGCTGATGATGCAGTAACTGCTGATAAGTTAGCTAATTCGATAAACTCAGAAATAGCAGCTAATACAGCAAAAATTAGTAATGCAACACATACAGGTGATGTAACTGGTTCTACGTCTTTAAGTATTGCTAATGATGCTGTAATTACAAGTAAAATAGCTGATGATGCGGTTACGTCTGCCAAGATTGCACCTAACGCAATTACATCTTCACATATTGCTGCTGATACTGTGATTGCAGCTGACATAGCTGCAAACGCTATTGGATCTAGTGAATTAGCTGATAACGCAGTTGATACAGCAGCTATTATAGATAACGCAGTTACAGGAGCTAAGATTGCAGATAACTTAGATATTCCTGATAACAATAAAATTAGGTTTGGTACAGGTAATGACCTAGAAATTTATCACGATGGAAGTAACAGTTTTATTCAAAAAGGTGATGGCACTGGTAGTTTATTTATTGACGCAAATGGAATAAATTTTAGAGGAGCTAATGCTGAAACTCTTGCAAGTTTTGTTGAAAATGGAGCAGTAGAACTCTATCACGATAATGTAAAGAAGGCGGAAACATCATCAACAGGAATTGTAGTAACTGGCAATGTAATCTTGCCTGATAGTACATCAAATACTATTGGCAGAATAATGTTAGGCAGTGGAACTGAAATGCAAATACAATATGATGGAGGTGGAGGGTTTATTGGAAACTTTAGTGGTAATTTAACTTTTCATTGTAATGCACTGCGTTTTATGAATGGTGCTAAAAATGAAAACTTCATAGTTGCTAATCAAAACGGATCAGTAGACCTCTATTATGACAACAGTAAGAAATTAGAGACAACTTCATTCGGAGCTACTGTTCAAGGCGGTATTACATTTGGATCTGATACTGCTGCTGCTAACCAATTAGATGATTATGAAGAAGGCACTTGGACACCTTCACTAGAATTTGGCGGTGCTACAACGGGTATCACTTACAGCAGTATGCGTGGTGGATCTTATGTAAAAATTGGGAGACAGGTAACAGTAAACTTTGGTTTTACATTAACAAGTAAAGGTTCGGCATCAGGTGATGCAACTATAGCTGGTTTACCTTTTGCTGTAGAAGATCTTTTAAGTTCAACAAGTGTTGAAGCAAGTGGTATCTCTTCCTTCTGGAATGATATAGCAACAGACTCCGCTAATATTGTTTTCGCTGCATTAGGTGGTACAAGTGAATTAGAATTAAGAAATACTGTTGGGGCAGAAGATGATACAGATGCAATGGATAACGGAGATTTTGATAATGACACAGCCATTCGTGGTTCTATTACATACTTCACCGCAACTTAGACCGAGCTAAGTCGTTAAACTAAGCCTAAACCTGTTTTAATCGGAGATTAATCCTAATGGCACTAACTGAATCTATTGAATACGACCAAATACAAATAGTTGGTGAATATAAAGCGGTGCAAATAAGAAAAGCCACAGTAATAAAAAGAGATGGTGTAGAAATTCCTGGTTCTAGATCTTACGAAAGATACACTTTAACTTGTGGATCTCTCGATGCTTCTGATAATTTAGTTGATAATCCATTAGATAAAGAACCTGATGGAGTTACTGCAATTTCAGATGATGTAAAGAGCATTTGTGGCATTGTATGGACTGATGCTGTAAAAGTTGCGTATAAAGCTAAACTAATATCAGATAAAACAGCTTAAAACACATGACAAAACCTACAACAGACAAGCTACAACTTGAACTAAAAGAAAATAAAGAAAAAGTACAACAACTAAGTAATATGATTAACAGTTTACAAATAAGAAATATACAAATTGAAGCAATTATTGCAGATCGTTTAGACGATTTTTCTAAAGAAGAAAAAGAACAAGTAAAACAAGATGCTGAAAGTCTTTACGGCAAACTTTAATTAAATTTTGGAAAAGTCACAACCCACATCTGGTCGGATAAGGACACGTTTTATAGCTGTTTTAGCACTAATTACATCAGGGATTACATTTGGATCGGGGTTGATGGTGTTTTTATATATGAAAAGTCCAAGATTTGAAAGTCAACTTTTAGGACAGGTAATGAAACATATGGATTGGTTAGTGGCTGATGAGTTAGAAAAGCAGATAAAAAAGCTAAAATCAAGACCTGTTTCTAATCCTAATGATCCAAATAAATGGTTTTGGGATTATTTAGAACAACGTAACAAGGAATATATAGAATGGGAAACAAAAGGTAAGTGGGAACTTTGAAGTTAACCAGATTCTCTATTATGGACAAGTTATATTTACCAAATTTACCAGATACTAACTATATTCTCAATCCACCTAAAACAATTTTCTATCCACCGATTGCGGAAGAACCATATCTAGATCCCCTACTTCTTCCAAGTTTGGAACAGGTACAGTCGGGACTTGGAGAAGATCAGGCAACTGATTCTTCAAAAAAAGAGGAAGCAAACGAGGAAGGGCTAAATATAAACCCAGAACAGATACCAATAAACCTGCCACAAAACTTAGAAAATACTTCAACTGAACAACCTGTAGCTACTTTCAATATACCATTTTTTAATTATGATTTTCCTGTACCAGCACCAGAAGTAATCGCTAGTTCTGTAATAGCTAGTGGAGTTAGTGCTACGGCTGCCGTTACAGGGAGCATTGTTTTGCAATCCGTGATTAATCAACTAAAGAAAATAATAACAAAAATATTTAAGAAAGTTTTAAAAAAAGAAGTCGCAAATGTAAAAGAAAAGATGGATAATAATAAAGGTAGCTAGAGTTCACATACCTGTACGTGTGGCGTCTAAACTAGCTACTTAAATTTTTCTTTATTTGCTTTTACATAAGCTCTAATATTTATTACATCATTACAGATATAAGCAAACTCTGATTTAGGATTTATCATATAGCCAGCAGCGTGGAGTTGTGAACACTTTAAAACTCTCACTAATTGCTTATCATGTATATTTTTGTCTAGTTCTTCTTTGGCTAGTTTTAGCTTTACGTCTGCTAAGTCTTGACAGGTCTTATTATTAACTCCTAGAGGAACCATAAAAGACATCTGAAAACCCCAACCTTCATTAATAGAATAAGTTTCACTTTCAGTATTCTCTGCATCATTACCTGTATAAAAAGGAGTGAATGACATTGTTGGTTGGCTACATACTAAATTCCCAAACTGCTGCTTACCTGTCATTCCATTATTGATATTCATATTCTGATTGATAATACTGGAATTACCAATAGCATTTGGTTGAGCCTGTACGTTAGTATCGCCCTCTGCTCTTACTGAATTACTGACTGAACACAGACAAGCTAGTAATAACGCTTGTAGTCGTAATTGCATCGTTCTGTGTGATTTGTTCTGTTAATGCAGAAGCAGCCCTTGTGGTTGTTGTTAAAGTCCAATCTGCTGTGTTATCTGTTGGAGTAAAGATTGCATCTGAATGTGCTATACCACCAGAAGAAGCACTTGTAACTGTGATGTTAGAACCTTCCCAGGTATTTATCGCTGACCCATATTTTTCCGTCACTATGCTACGGGTTATTGTCTGAGTAGTATTCTCTGTTCTATTGCTAGAGCCAGTAGTCCATGAAGGAACTCCATTGGCATAACATGGAGCAGCTAGAAACAAGCCTAATAATAATAGCTTTTTCATTGGGTAGTTACTTTGTTATTGTTATTATCAGCTATTTTAGCGTCACCGTTGTCTTTTTTCTTACCTTTTATAGAAAATCCCAGTGAAGCGGTACTGGCTGAAAAAATACTTGCAATGAATGTAGGGTCAAAATCTACAATCTTTTTACCATTGGGTGTCTCATAATAAGACAGGGTTAATAAAGAAGCAGACCATAGCAAAACACAGACCTTCACTATGGTTTCAACTTTACTTTGTTCTTGTTCTTCCATGTTGTTCATAAGAAAACCCTACTTTGGGGAGAATAGGGCTTATTGACTTGTGTGAGGAGTCAAGCCAAAATTAGCAAATAAGTACATAATTGGAAAGTATATACAACTAAATTCATGCTTGCCCTACTAAAACCAATCCTTCTCACCTTTCTCAAATCAAAAGCAATACGTCAACTTGCATTGGATCTCGTTCGTGCCTGTGTAGAAAAAACAGATAATGACGTTGATGACAAATTATGCGATATGTTGGAGCAAGCACTCTTTCCAGGTAGATGAACCACAAAGAATTTTTTCATATTCTTGTTGGAAAACCATCTCTTGAAATTGAACTTGAAATAGAAATGAAATGCAGAGAGGTGGAGGCTTTACCGGAAAGCATTATGAAAGCATATACTTTTGCTCTGGTAAAAGAAAATCGTTTACAGGATGTACTTATCATGGCTGCCATCAAACGAATACAGGAAACAGAAATAAAACTGATGCGATATGAAATGGCAGAACATCATCGAACAAAAAATCTAGCCTTACAAAAAAAGAAAAGAGTAAAAAAAAAGACTATAATTCAGAGACTTAAAGCTATGATGGGCATAATATCTTAAAACAAGGTATATTATTTTCAAAAGACTTCTAATTATGCATAACGACAAAAAATTAGAATTATTACAGAATCTGCATACAGTTCTTATACAAAATCTGTTGGATAAGGTGAAGAGTGGAGAAGCAAAGGCAGGTGATTTAAACGTAGCAAGACAACTTTTAAAAGATAATGGTATTGAATGTATCCCCACAGCAAATAATCCTATGGAAGATCTTATGTCAAGCCTTCCAGACCTTGATGTGATACCTGCCTTAGAAAGATAGCTTATGAAACTTTTAGATACCTTTGCAGGTATCGGTGGCTTTAGCTACGCTGCTGAAAAACTTGTAGGTGGTTTTGAAACGACACAGTTTGTAGAAATCAATCCTTACTGCCAAAAAGTCCTTAACAAACACTGGCCCCACGTTCCTATCCATGACGACATCACAACATTCACAGCTAAACCTGGAGAGTTTGACATCATTACTGGAGGATTCCCCTGCCAAGATATATCAGTTGCAGGCTTACAAAAAGGTATTACGAAAGAAACCAGATCAGGTTTA